GGCGAAGCCTCGCGGGAGAAATCCTGTGGGGCTTTTCTTATGCCCCGAAAGTGAGGTGAACCCATGCCATATAAACCAAAGCGTCCCTGCGCTTACCCCGGCTGCGGTCTGCTCGCTGAGCGTGAGCAATACTGCGCCGAACACCAGAAGGTCGTTGACAAACAATACAACCAATACGAACGCGACCCCCAGTCCAACAAACGCTACGGCAGAAGCTGGAAGCGCATCCGTGACCGCTACATCAAGTTGCATCCCCTTTGTGAGGGGTGTGAGAAGCAAGGCAAGCTGACGCCTGCCGAAGAAGTCCACCACATCCTCCCGCTCTCCAAGGGTGGCGGCAATGAAAAGAGTAATCTGATGGCTCTTTGTAAATCCTGTCACTCCCGAATCACTGTCGAGAACGGCGACCGGTGGGGTGCCAGCCATGAATGAGAACTTAAAACCCATTCCCAATTATGATGGGTACTATGCAGACGATTGTGGACGGATATATTCATACCTGAGTGGAGTCCGAAAGCTATTGTCTCAACGCATCCATAAAGGTTATTACCGTGTGAATCTGAAAAATAAGAAGGCAAAAAGTAGCTTCTCTGCTGAGCCTGTTCATAAACTTGTTTTAGAAACTTATGTAGGTGTTCGTCCAGAAGGAATGGTTTGCCGTCATCTAAATGGTAATTCACTTGATAATCGCCTACTCAATCTTTGCTGGGGAACACCGCAAGAAAATGTTCAAGATTCAATTAGACATGGAACTGCTGCTTGCATACGCTATGGCGAAAATTCTGTCGCAGCAAAACTGAAACTGTCTGACATCTATGAGATTAAGCGGTTATATCTGCACGGTTTTCTGCAACGAGAATTAGCCGAACAGTTCGGTGTCACACAAAGACATATCAGCGATATTGTAAGGGACAAGACTTGGTGTCATAGCCAACCCGGGGGATGAAAAATCCCTAGAACTTTTCAAAATGGACAGCGGCGTGGGGCTTCGTGTGCGTTTTTCAAAAATCAAAAATCAAAAAATCAAAACGGAAATTCAAAATCAAAGCGAGGTGACGCTAATGCCCAGCGGAGGCTACCGTCCGGGGGCAGGCCGCCCTCGGAAGAATCCAATCGATAAAAAGTTAGAAGGTAAATCAACAGTCACAAAATCAACACCAAAGCCGACTATTAAAAAGCTTGCATCTCAAAATGTCATGGCTGGCTATTTCGGTGTGGCAATGAAGGAATGCGAAAAGGAAGTCCCCTCAGCGGATATTCTTCGAAATGAAATTGAAGAATACATTGCAGCTCGTGGTTGCGACGGCTTGGTCGCCCCGCAGACGATAACGGACTATGTGCTGAATAGGCAGGGCTTCCTCGCCTGCGAAGCGATGAACCGTAAAATCGGACGCATGACCAAAGAACTGAAGCTCTCGCCCTACGTCACGGCAGGCGCAGGCTATTACAAAGCGATGCAAGCTGACTTCAACCTGATCATGCAAATCATCAATCGTTACAGCAACAATCAGAACGACGAGAAGAACGCCTTCTTGGAACTACTCACGAATAGGGGGTTTTAATACATGCAGACTACAGAACGATTTGAAAAGGTGAATATCGACCGCCTTGTCCCATATGCGAGGAACGCCCGAACCCACAGCAAGGAGCAGATTCTTCAGCTTCGTTCTTCACTCCGTGAGTTCGGATTCGTCAATCCCATCATTGTGGATAAAGATTTAAACATCATTGCTGGACACGGGCGCATACTTGCAGCCAAAGCGGAAGGGTTATCCGAAGTGCCGTGCGTATTTGCAGAACATCTAACCGATGCTCAAAGGCGCGCTTACATCCTAGCCGATAACAGGCTTGCCATGAACGCTGGCTGGGACGAGGAACTATTAGCTCTCGAATTCGGAGAATTGAAAGACCTCGGTTTCGACCTTGAACTCACCGGCTTCGGCCTGGACGAGATCGAAAAGCTTTTTGCTGCTGATGGCGGCGACGTACAAGACGACAACTTTGATTTGACAGCCGCCCTTGAGCAGGCTGCTTTTGTTTTGCCCGGCGATGTGTGGACCCTTGGACGACACCGACTGATTTGTGGTGATGCCATAAAGGCAGACACCGTCAAAAGGCTGATGGATGGCCGCAAGGCAAACCTCATCCTGACTGACCCGCCGTATAATGTGTCGTTCGAATCAGCCAGCGGGTTAAAAATTAAAAACGACAGCATGGCCGCAGAGCAGTTTTACATTTTCCTGCTTTCAGCATTCAAGTGCTTTTACGAGAACCTTGCCGACGGTGGGGCTTTTTACTGCTTCCATTCAGATTCAGAAAAGGTGAATTTCTTCCGCGCATGCGTAGATGCAGGATTCCACTACTCCACAACTTGCATTTGGGTGAAAAATGCCCTTGTACTCGGACGATGCGATTACCAACAGATGCACGAACCGGTACTGTACGCCTTCAAAGATACCGCTAAGCACAAATGGTACTCCGACCGTAAGCAGACAACCATTTGGAACTTCGACAAGCCGAAGAAGAACAACGACCACCCGACAAGCAAACCACTGGACTTGTTGGCATATCCCATAGCAAATAGCAGCCAGGCAAATGCCATCGTGTTGGATACCTTTGGTGGCAGCGGCTCGACACTCATAGCCTGCGAGCAGCTTGATCGGACCTGCTATATGCTCGAACTCGACGAAAAATATGCAAGTGTCATCCTGCGTCGCTACGCCGAATTCAAGCAGAACGGTGGTGATGATATTACCTGTGAGCGTGACGGCGAGACTCTCCAATATGCGGATTTGGTAAAACAGGTCGCCAGCCGTGAGTAGAAAAGTCTACACCTTAAATCTACAGAAATGACTTGCTATTACAGCCTTTTAGAGTGATATATGTAATCACCGGAAGGCAACCTACGCCTTCGGAATACAGAGATAAACGGAGGTTTTACCATGAGAATCAACTACAACATAACAGGTCCGGAACGAAAATCCCTGGTCGCCGCCATCAGCCAGGAACTAAACGTCCCAACACACTACCTCGGAGCACCGACCTTCGCCTATGAGGTGGGCGGATATCACATTGATAAGAACGGCGTGGTTACGGGTCCAGACAACCTTGACTTCGAGACTGACCTTCAAGGCCTCCACGGCTTTGAAGCAGCAGAGCGCGAATACGACGAACCCGATACCTGTGAAAGCGGACTTGATGGCATGAGTGCGACGCCCTCAATCGAAGAGTTAAATGATGAAGCAGAGGCTTGGGCAGAGCGTGAAATTCACCGCCTGGAGCTCGATAGTAAGAACGTCCCCGACTACTCAAACCGCGGGCAATACGGCGGAGATGATGTTCTTCAACCTAATGAAATTGACCAATTAACCATTGAAATGCCACTTTCCTTCTTCACTGAGGATGGAATCGCCAATCTGGAAAAACTGATTGCAAGCAAGGCTGACCTGATCATGAAAGCCCTTGGGGTAGATGCCCTTCCTATCGAACAGACAGAAAGCACGCTCAAATTCCCATGGTTCCGGTTTCCCGCCGGAAGTGATGAAGTGGCTGCCTACTCTCGTTTCATCGGTGCGCTTTGTGCGGCAGCAAAAAAGCAAAAACGGGTCACAGCGCACGAGAAGACAGTCGATAACGAAAAGTACGCCTTCCGATGCTTCCTGCTGCGGCTCGGCTTCATCGGGGACGAGTATAAACAAGTGCGTAAAATTCTCCTGAGAAACCTTGCCGGAAATTCTGCCTTCAAGTCAGGCAACAAGAAAAACACGGAGGTGTGTGATGATGTTTCCAAATAAAGAAACGGTCGATCGGGTTCGAAAGCAATATCCGAGGGGTATGAGAGTTGAACTGATAACCATGTCCGATCCCTACACTACCCTCAGACCCGGAGACCAAGGAACTGTGGACTTCGTGGACGACACAGCCACGGTCTTTGTGTTCTGGGACAAGGGTTCCACTCTTGGTGTGGTCTACGGTGAGGATGCTATCAAGCCACTGATCTAACCGACGAAAACCACCGAGGTCTTTGCCCCGCAAGGGGCTGTTCCTCGTTCTGATATTGATTTTTCCGCAGAGCCTGCAACGGCTCTGTTTTTATTTGCACGGAAAGGAGGACGACTTCTTGTCACATTATACTTACAGCCCCACCCAGCTCATGCTCCAGACAAGTCACTATGACAAACGGCGAGCAGATTTTGCAGTGGGCTTTATCCAAATGCTCAAGCACACAACAGGTGAGTGGTACGGGAAGCCGTTCCACCTCATGCCGTGGCAAGAACAAATCATCCGGGATATTTTTGGGATAGTGGATGCGGATGGCTTCAGACAATTCCGTACCGCCTACGTTGAGGTAGGCAAGAAAAATGGCAAGTCAGAGCTTGCAGCAGCAATCGCCCTCTATCTTCTATTTGCTGACGGTGAGGCTGGGGCCGAAGTATACTCCTGTGCTGCGGACATTAATCAAGCAAGTATCGTGTTCAACACCGCCAAGGCCATGGTGGAGCAATGCGTGGACCTGCGAGACTTATCCAAACTTGTACCATCTACTAAGCGGATTATTTTCCCTCATACAAATAGCTTTTACAGGGTGCTGTCCTCAGAAACCAAATCCAAGCAAGGGTTTAACGTATCAGGGCTTATATTCGATGAGCTCTTTGCCCAGCAAACCCGGGAATTGTTCGACACCATGACTAAGTACACCGGTGATGCCAGACGTCAACCCCTTTATTTTCTTATCACTACAGCTGGGCGCGACAAGACATCGATTTGCTATGAAATCCACTGCAAAGCGAAAGCTGTTCTAGACGGTTCGAAGATAGACTCCGCCTTTTACCCCGCCGTCTTCGGCATTGAGGAGGAAGATGACTGGGAGGATGAACGCATCTGGCTGCGCGTGAACCCTTCCATCGGCGTGACCATTCCTTTTGATACAGTGCAGGCGGCTTATGAGCAGGCAAAGCAAAATCCTGCTGAAGAGATGCATTTTCGCCAGTTTCGTCTCAATGAGTGGTGCAACGCTGATATTCGCTGGATGCCAATGGATAAATGGGACGCCTGTGGCGAGGTCTTGAATGCTGAAGATTACGAAGGGCGTGAATGTTACTGCGGACTTGATTTATCCTCTACAGGCGATTTGACCGCCCTCGTTCTGGTATTCCCACCTTGCTCGGGCGACACAAAGTACACAGTCCTTCCGTACTACTGGCTACCGGATGATGTTATTGATCTGCGCACACGCCGCGATCATGTTCCCTATGCGGTGTGGAAGAAGATGGGCGTGTTCAACACCACCGAAGGAAATGTCGTGGACTATGATTACATCGTAGCATTCATAGCCAAGCTGTCAGAGCGATTCCGTATTCGCGAAATTGCCTATGACCGCTACGGCGCGGAGAAAATACGACGTGATCTTGAGGAACTGGGAGCAGAACACGGTTTTATCGTTTTCCCTTTCGGACAGGGATTCATTAGTATGTCACCACCCGCCAAAGACCTCTATCAGTTTGTGATGGAGGGCCGAATTCGGCATGGCCGCCATCCTGTACTCGACTGGAACATGGCAAATGTCATCGTGGATCAGGACGCGGCTGGCAACATCAAGCCCAACAAGAAGAAATCCACTGAAAAGATAGACGGCGCAGTCGCTTTTGTCATGGGGCTTGCAAGAGCCACCATCGGTGGCGGAATAGAAACTGGGAGTGTCTACGACGAGAGAGGCCTCTTTGTATTTTAGCAAAGGAGAGTGATGTCTATGGGAATACTGCAAGGAATATTTAAGGCGCGAGACAAGCCTCAAGATGCCCTTGGTGGCAGCCGCTACAGCTTCTTTTTCGGAAGCACCAGCGCGGGCAAACCGGTCAATGAGCAGACGGCCATGCAAATGACAGCCGTATACAGCTGTGTGAGGATTTTATCCGAAACACTGGCGGGGCTGCCGCTCCATATCTATCAATATAATGCTTCCGGTGGCAAGGAAAAACATCTCAAACACCCACTGTACAAACTGCTTCATGATGAACCGAATCCTGAGATGACTTCCTTCGCGTTTAGAGAAACGCTGATGAGTCATCTTTTATTATGGGGGAACGCTTACGCGCAGATCGTAAGAAACGCCCACGGGGAGATTATCGCCCTCTATCCTCTTATGCCAAACAAAATGACAGTCGACCGTGACAAAAACGGCCGGCTTTTCTATTTGTATCAGCGCAGTCATGAGGACACTCCATCCCTTGGCAAAGACAGCCAAGTCTACCTGGCTCCTACAGACGTCCTGCATATTCCTGGTCTGGGCTTTGACGGTCTGGTTGGATACTCTCCCATTGCGATGGCGAAAAATGCGGTGGGATTAGCCATTGCCACAGAGGAATATGGTGCGAAATTCTTCGCTAACGGTGCGGCACCCGGAGGTGTGCTGGAACACCCCGGCACCATCAAGGACCCACAGAAGATTAAGGAGTCCTGGAACGCAGCCTATCAAGGCAGTGGAAACTCACACCGAGTTGCCGTTCTTGAAGAAGGCATGAAGTATCAGCCCATCGGGATCTCGCCGGAGCAAGCACAGTTTCTGGAGACTAGAAAATTCCAGATCAATGAGATCGCCCGAATTTTCAGGGTTCCACCTCATATGCTGGCTGACCTTGAGAAATCGTCCTTCTCCAACATCGAACAGCAATCCCTTGAGTTTGTGAAATACACCCTCGACCCTTGGGTAGTGCGTTGGGAACAGTCCATGTGCCGCGCCCTACTCATGGAGAGCGAAAAGTCGAAGCTGTTCATCAAGTTCAATGTGGATGGGCTACTTAGAGGCGACTATGTGAGCCGAATGAGCGGTTATGCCACAGCACGTCAGAATGGTTGGATGAGCGCCAACGATATACGCGAGCTTGAAAACCTGGACCGCATCCCAGCAGAGCTTGGTGGAGACCTCTACCTGATCAACGGCGCAATGACCAAACTGCAGGACGCAGGTGCGTTCGCAAATATGAAAGAAACGGAGGAAACTGAATGAAGAAATTTTGGAACTGGGGGCAGGACGAAAATTCCGGTGTCCGAACACTCTACCTTGACGGCGTGATTGCCGTAGAGTCATGGTTTGACGATGATGTCACCCCTAAGGCATTTAAATCAGAACTTACTGCCGGTGAGGGTGACCTTGTTATTTGGCTCAACTCTCCCGGCGGCGACTGCATTGCGGCAAGTCAGATCTACACCATGCTCATGGATTACAAAGGCAAGGTCACCGTCAAAATCGATGGTATTGCAGCCTCTGCTGCATCCGTAATCGCTATGGCAGGAACGACTGTGCTGATGGCACCCACTGCACTGATGATGGTGCATAATCCGCTGACTGTTGCCATTGGAGACAGCGAGGAAATGCAAAAGGCTATCGCCATGCTTTCGGAGGTTAAGGAAAGCATAATCAATGCCTACGAAATCAAAACAGGACAGTCACGGGCAAAGTTATCCCACCTGATGGACGCGGAAACCTGGCTCAATGCTAAGAAGGCCATCGAGCTTGGCTTTGCAGACAGCATCTTGGACGACGAAAAGAAGCGGCTACAGACTGAGGACTTTACCTATGCCTTCAGCCGAAGAGCAGTGACGAACTCACTACTGGATAAGGTAAAGCCCAAGCTAGCAAAACAACAAACAGGCACACCGATTGAGTCGCTGGAAAAGCGGCTTTCTTTAATTAGCCACTAATTTTAAGGAGGAAAATATTATGAACAAAATTCTTGAACTGCGTGAGAAGCGCGCAAAGGCATGGGAAACCGCTAAGGCTTTTCTCGATACTAAACGTGGTGCGGACGGCATCGTTTCGGCTGAGGATACCGCCGTTTACGACAAGATGGAAGCGGACGTGGTCGCCCTTGGTAATGAAATCGATCGTCTTGAAAAGCAGGAAGCCCTCGACCGCGAGCTTTCAAAGCCATTAAATATGCCTATTACTAGCAAGCCCATCTTACAAGGCACGGAATCCAAAGGCGGCAGAGCATCCGACGAGTACAAGAAAGCATTCTGGAATGCAATGCGCGTTCGTGCAGGGGAAGGTCTTGATCCTGTCATCAGAAATGCGCTTCAGATCGGTACCGACACTGAGGGCGGTTACCTTGTGCCGGATGAATTTGAGCGTACCCTAGTGGACACCCTCGAGGATGAGAATATTTTTAGAAGACTGGCCAATGTCATCACCACATCTTCCGGTGATCGCAAAATCCCAGTCGTAGCATCCAAGGGCACAGCCTCCTGGATCGACGAGGAAGGTGCGATTCCTGAAAGCGATGACAGCTTCGGTCAGGTATCCATTGGGGCCTATAAATTGGGAACCATGATCAAAGTTTCCGAAGAGCTGCTAAACGACAGCGTATTCAACCTTGAAACCTACATTGCTAAAGAGTTTGCCAGACGTATCGGGAACAAGGAAGAAGACGCCTTTTTCACCGGCGATGGCTCCGGAAAACCTACTGGTATTCTTGCAGTTACCGGCGGCGCACAGCTTGGCGTGACTTCGGCGAGCGCTACTGCTATCACCATCGACGAGGTGCTTGACCTGTTCTACTCCCTCAAGGCACCGTACCGTAACAAAGCAGTGTTCGTAATGAATGATGCCACAGTCAAAGCGATCCGCAAGCTAAAGGACGGGCAGGGGCAGTACCTATGGCAGCCTTCACTCCAAGCAGGGACTCCTGATACCATTTTGAACCGACCGCTGTACACCTCGGCTTATGTCCCTAACATCGCCGCATCCGCTAAGTCCATCATCTTCGGCGATTTCAGCTACTACTGGGTAGCCGACCGTCAAGGACGCGTATTCAAAAGACTCAATGAACTCTATGCCGCTACTGGCCAGGTAGGCTTTGTCGCTACCCAGCGTGTAGACGGAAAACTGATTCTGCCTGAAGCCATTAAGGTACTTCAGCAGAAAGCGTAATGGAGGTGCACGATGAGCTATAACGCAAAGAACTACACCGAGCAAGGCGGCGAGAAAACCGTCATTGGCGGTACTCTGGAAATCAAGGAGGGGGCTTCGGTAACGGGGCTTCCTTCTCAGTTTATGCCAGCTGAAAACCAGTCAGACTCGACCGCTACAACTATTGCTGGACTAGCCTCTGATTTCAACGCGCTACTTGCGAAGCTAAAAGCTGCTGGTCTGATGGAGGCTGATAGTTAGGAATAAAGAAAGGACGGTGACGGTATGACACTGCTTGAAAAAGTTAAGGCAAACCTCATTCTAGAGCACTCGGCAGACGATGAACTTCTGCAGTTGTACATCACCGCTGCTACAAGCTACGCCGAGAGCTATCAGCATCTACCCGAAAACACCTATGTCGCCAGCCTAATGCCGCCCACCACCGAGCAAGCAGTTATCATGCTGTCGTCCCATTTCTATGAATCAAGGGACGGCAGCACGGGCGGCTTTTTTGCGGACAATGTCCAGGCTGGTCAGCAAGTGTGGAATACGGTCAATCTCTTATTACGGCTGGACCGGGATTGGAAGGTGTAAAGATGAGCTATGGAAAGATGAACACCTTAATCGACATTATCCAAAAAGTGACCATCAAAGATCAAGAGGGTTTTCGGACGGAAGCCTATAACATCATCGCCTCCGTCAAAGCGTATCGGGAGGGTCGGCACGGCAACGAGAAATGGGCAAACAGAGCAAGCTTCTCTGAAGCCACCGACCTTTTCCGTTTTCGACGCATACCCGGTGCGACCATTACAACTGCGATGGTTGTGGTGAACAAAGAAGGCCGCTTTCAAATCACCTCGGTGGAGGATGTCAAGGGACGCGGTATGTATATTGAGGTTCTTGCCAAGGAGGTGATCTCTAGTGGCTAAGGCAGCGTTTAAAATGCCAGATGAATTTCTGTTAAAGCTGTCCAGACTTGGCGAGAAAACTGATGAAATTATCCCTCTTGTTCTAAAAGCAGGGGGCGAAATTGTGGAAGAAAAGGTGAAAAGCAACCTGCAAAGTGTCATCGGCAAAAGTACGCAGGAAGCAAGCCGCTCCACTGGAGAGCTTGTCTCAGCGCTTGGTGTTTCTTCTGCTAGACAAGACAGGGACGGTAATTTCAATGTTAAGGTCGGTTTTTCTGAGCCGCGCCAGGACGGGAAAAGTAACGCCATGATTGCGGGCGTTTTGGAATACGGGAAGCATGGCCAACCGCCGAAACCTTTTCTGAAGCCCGCAAAATCAGCAAGCAAAAAGGCATGTGTTGACGCGATGGTCACGGCGTTTGAAAAGGAGGTTGAGAAAATATGAGCTTCTTAAGCGAATTGACCGCGCTCATCTCTCCTCTGATTCCCGTGGAAACGGGTGTATTTTCAGAGACTGCGCCAGACCGTTACGCTGTCATCACGCCGATGGTAGATACGTTTGAACTTTACACCGACGATAAACCACGGCACGAAATACAAGAGGCGCGGCTATCCCTCTTTGATAAGGGAAATTACACGGCAATGAAAAACCAAATAGTCCGCAATCTGATAGATGCGGATTTTACCATAACGGACCGCCGGTATATCGGACATGAGGATGATACCGGCTATCACCATTACGCCATCGATGTGGCGAAAAATTACGAATTGGAGGAATAACCAATGGCAACAATCGGATTAGATAAACTCTACTATGCCAAGATCACTGAAGATTCCAGTGGGAATGAAACCTATGGCACTCCCTTGCAGCTTGCGAAAGCAATGAAAGCGGATCTGTCCGTGGAGCTTGCTGAAGCAACTCTGTACGCCGATGATGGACCTGCTGAAATCGTGAAGGAATTCAAGAGCGGGACTCTTTCCCTCGGCATTGATGATATCGGTGTGACAGCGGCTGAGGACCTTACCGGGGCAAAGCTTGACGACAACCATGTCGTGGTTTCCGGCAGTGAGGATGGTGGTTCCCCTGTGGCTGTTGGCTTCAGAGCTAAGAAATCAAACGGTAATTATCGATACTTCTGGCTTTACCGTGTGGTATTCGGCATCCCGGCAACCAACCTCTCCACCAAGGGCGACAGCATCACCTTTTCCACCCCGACCATCGAAGGAACTGTGGTGCGAAGAAATAAACTCGACGGAAACGGTAAGCATCCGTGGAAATCAGAAGTCAATGAGGACGATACTAGCGTTCCGGCATCCGTTATCACCGGCTGGTACACGCAGGTTTATGAGCCTGTTTTCACCGTCACACCATAACGGAGGGATAGTAAATGGATAATGAAAGAAGTTCAGGAATATCAATAGGCGGCCAGGAGTATGAAATGCTCCTGACCACTAAAGCTACAAAGGAGATCGCCAAGAGATATGGCGGTCTTTCTAATTTGGGTGAAAAGCTCATGAAGACGGAGAACTTTGAGATGGCACTGGATGAGGTTGTTTGGCTGATCACCCTTCTAGCCAATCAATCGGTACTGGTCCATAACTTGCAGAATCCTTCAAAAAAGCGGGATCTGCTTACTGAAGAGACTGTCGAGCTTCTCACCTCTCCCTTCGAGCTCGCGGAGTACAAAAACGCCATAATGGACGCCATGTATAAAGGAACGAAGCGCCATGTTGAAAGCGAGGATGAACCCTCAAAAAACGCACAGGTCGGGTAAGTGATGATGAGTTGTTTGCCCGACTAATCTTTTACGGCGTATCCCTCCTTCATCGCTCTGAGCAGGAAGTTTGGCTGATGCCAATCGGACATCTACTTGACCAGTGGGAGGTTTACAAACAGTTCAACGGACTCGCAAAGGCAGCCCGTGAGTATTACATCGATGAAATCATACCAAATGGAATCTAAGGAGGTGATGGGAACATGGCGGATAACTTTGGCCTAAAAATAGGCGTTGAGGGCGAGAAAGAATTCAAAAGAGCCCTCTCTGACATTAATCAGTCGTTCAAGGTGCTCGGCTCCGAGATGAAACTGGTCGAGTCTGAGTTCGGCAAAAACGAAAATAGCGTCCAGTCCCTCACCTCCAAGAATGAGGTGCTCACCAAGCAGATGGATGCCCAGAAGGATAAAATTGAAACCTTGCGTAAAGCTCTGCAGAACGCCTCTGACTCGTTTGGTGAAAACGATCGACGAACTCAAGCCTGGGCAGTTCAACTCAATAATGCCCAAGCTGAACTCAATGGTATGGAGCGTGAGCTAAAGGGCAATGAAAAAGCCCTGGATAGCGTCGCCGACGAATTTAACGCAGCTGAAAAACAAGCGGACCAATTCGGCGATGAGCTTGATAAAACAGGAAAAGATGCCGATTCCGCTGGAGGAAAATTTGAAAAGCTGGGTTCCGTCGTCAAGGGTGTCGGGGCAGCTATGGGTGTTGCCTTCGCCGCTATCGGCACTGCTGCCATTGGGGCGGGCAAGGCGCTCGTCGACATGACTGTAGAAGCTGCCGCTTATGCAGATGAAATGCTGACACAATCCACCGTCACCGGTATGTCCGTAGAAAGTCTGCAAGCCTACAGCTATGCCGCTGACCTTGTCGACGTTTCGATGGAGACCTTAACCGGGTCTATGGCCAAGCAGGTAAAATCAATGTCGAATGCCAGAGATGGCTCGGCAAAATTCGCTGATGCATATGCGAAGCTGGGCATCTCCGTAGCAGATAGCAATGGCCAGCTAAGGGACAGCGAGACAGTATATTGGGAAACCATCGATGCACTCGGTAAAATTTCTAACGAAACCGAACGAGACGCTCTTGCTATGCAGATTTTTGGTAAGAGCGCACAGGAGCTAAATCCCCTGATTGCTCAAGGTAGTGCCGGGATCGCCGCACTGACCGAGGAAGCAAAGCGGATGGGCGCTGTCTTAAGCGAAGAAAGCCTCGAAAAGCTCGGTGCGTTTGATGATTCTGTTCAGAGGCTGAAGCAAGGTTCGGAAGCCGCACAGCGTGTGATGGGGACCGTGCTTCTGCCACAGCTTCAAACCCTGGCCAACGACGGAGTTTCATTACTCGGAGACTTCACCTCCGGACTTGTTGAAGCAGGCGATGACTTTGACAAAATAAGCGAGGTTATTGGTAACACGGTAGGCGGCCTGGTGGACATGATTATGGAGAATCTCCCGAGGATCATTCAGGTTGGAATGGACATTGTCATGGCCATCGTAAGCTCTATAGTTGAAAACTTACCGACGATCGTTGATTGCGCCTCCTCTATCGTCATGACGCTGCTTCAAGGTTTGATTGAAGCTCTGCCTGCTATTACGGAGGGCGCTCTGCAACTTGTCCTCACTCTGGTTCAAGGCATCATCGACAATCTGCCTGCTATCATTGAAGCCGCGATTCAGATGATCGTCACACTGGCTTTGGGGATCGCGGAAGCTCTACCGGAACTGATTCCTTCTATCGTCGAGGCAATTCTCCTGATAGTTCAGGTGCTGCTTGACAACATGGATAAAATTCTTGAAGCAGCCTTCGCAATTATCAAGGGCTTGGCAGAGGGCCTGCTGAATGCGCTGCCAGAGCTGATTGCCGCACTGCCTCAGATCATAACGAGCATCCTCAATTTCATTACAGACAATCTGCCCGCGATCATATCCATGGGCATACAGCTCACAGTTCAGCTTGCAGCCGGTTTAATCAAGGCTATACCTCAGCTTGTGGCAAAGTTGCCGGAGATCATCTCGGCAATTGTGATGGGCTTGGGAAAAGCAGTCGGTTCGGTTTTTGAAATAGGTAAGAACATCGTTTCCGGTCTTTGGGATGGAATCAAATCCATGGGCAATTGGATCAGTGAAAAAGTCAGCGGCTTCTTTTCCGGAATCGTGGATGGGGCCAAAAATCTGCTAGGTATTCACTCTCCCTCCACAGTGTTTGCCGGGATCGGCGAAAATATGGGAGCTGGCATCGGGATTGGCTTTGATCAGATCATGAACAAGGTTTCAAAGGATATGCAAACATCTATCCCCACTGACTTTAGTGTGGACACTAACTTCATCATGAAGGGTAGCGGAGCGGGCCTATCCAGTGCTACAAAATCTATTGTCGAGCACACCGGTGTCATCGAAGTCCGTGGAATTAACAGCAAAAAAGAACTTACTGGCGTTGTCGAAATTATTATGGACCAGTTCAGGAGGGAGGCGAGAATCTGATGATACGGCTGGAAACATCTACAGGCGAGATTCTGTCGAGGATTCTCAAAGAGCTCTCTCCGATTGAGTATTCTTCAAATAGGCAAGTAAACCGACTTCTGGACGGCAGTTATCATATCCAGATCATTGGCAGCCCACTGAAAAGTATCGAAGGCACCATCGTATCGACTTTTAATCAAGCGGAAACTCTGAACAACATGATAGACCAAGGAACCTCGCTGGTGTTGACCTTTTCAGGCAAAAAGTATCTGGTGTACGTTGATGAAACCATCCCGTGGAAGCGGATCAACTTTGCACAGGGCAACAAGGACAAGAGCCTATTCGAGGGAAAACTTAAAATGATCCTCATAGAGGAGGTTATCCTATGAGAGCAATACCTGATGCTTTGAAGACTGCACTGGAATCAAAGCTACAAAAGCCATCAATGAAAATAATAGCCGGACGTGATCCGAAGAACCTTTTCATTGTTGAGACAATTCATGAGAAGTCCGGCTTAAACACCTTAGACACCTCACTAAAAAGGCTGAATTCCGAAAGCAAACCGGCAGAAGCCTATGTGGTTTTCATCGATAATGGCATTGCAAAGCTGAAGAAAAAGGATCTGCCTTATGACCCAGAAACCCCATGGATGGATTTGTTTACAATCGGTGAGGCCACTGACGTTGCGATCGAATTCAATGGTTACTGGGAAAAAGATCCTGTTTCTTTGAAGTTCAATTTTGTTACGGATGAATACCCCTGGCTTTTTTACATCCAAAACGGAGACATAAAAGCACAATACTGGACGGACGAACCAGTTACATTGGCATCGGACGTGACTAAAATCGCTGCGATTCGAGGCTGGATTCCTGCAAACGGCGAACAGCACAACGATCAAGGCTTAATCCTGGCATATATAAAAGCTGATGGCAAAGCCTACTATCGCAACTATTGTACTCAGGCGGATCTCACCTATCTATGGG